CCAAGGTTTTTGGCTTTAGCATCCGCCTCGGCTTTAATCCGGTTTGTCTGGGCCTCGTATTCTTTAATCTGGAGCTCTTTGGCTGCTTTCAGATTCTCTGCCTCTTTGGATTCAAGCTCTGCGCCCATCGCCTGGATAGTCTGGTCCAGCTCCTGAATCATGCCCTCATACTGCTGAATCTGGGCGGCGATCTCCGGCGGCATATTATCAGGCTGGCCATCGCCATCCTCATCCATATCATCACGCAGCTCAGGAGGTAGCATTTTGCGGAATCGGTCAGCAAACTTATCAGCGCCAGGCCAGTCCATTTCCTTGAATATGATATCCCCAAACTGCTCCATTACTTGTGGATTGCCGCGCATAATCTCTACCATATGCTCCGCAGCTTCCTGGCGCTTGCTGTTATAGCTTGCACCCTGGGAAATAACCACATCATAGCGGCCCATGGTCAGATCATAGATTTTCTCTACTTCCTGTCCCCATTTATCCTTTTCAGTAAAAGCCTCATTGACTTTCTGTAACCGCTCAGAACCATCCTCCCCAAGTATTCTCGTAACCCTTGGAGAATCGTAGATTTTTGGAATAACGTCCACAAGTATCCGCCCAGTATGGCGAATAGCACGGCGCATATTATCAGCAAAATGAAAGGTGCCAGTATCACCCTCACGCTGACGGGCCATAATTGCTCTGCCTGATGTCTCATTACCCTGCTCCCCCAAGCCAGACTCATAAATACCAATAGTCCCCATTAAATCCTGCTGGGCATTAACGCCTAATTGCTCAAGGCCCGGACTAATCTGGGCAGGCATTTGACGCTGTGGAGGGGGGACAGCCATTCCATTGATATCAATAGGATTGTAGGGCAATACGCTGTAGTTTTTGTTGTTAGCGTTTTCCCATTCATCCTCATAGCCCTCAATCTGGCCCTCTGCGGCAACCCAGGGCGCTTTTGGAGCAAGGGCTGTAGCTTCAGCAGCGGCAGACCGGGCGTAGTTAAACATGCGCTGAGGGTCTTTAGCGTTACGAATCAGCGAGGTGCGGTACGTCTTACCCTCGGATTGCACTACATCACCCCAGACAGGCACTACAGGTATATACTTGCCAGCCCAGTCAGTGCGATCAAGCACATTAAAAGAGGTGATCTTGGCTATCTCGATCTTGGGTACTTTTACTTCCCTGGTCTTGTCTATCTTGTCGCCTGGCTCCAGATCATCTTTGTACTTAACCCGGCCATCCTCCAGCAGGCAAACCGTCTTATTCTCCCAGTCCTTGATGTGATAATAATCAGCAACCCTGACCTCATCCTCAGTTATCCAGTTATGCTCATCGTCGCCTTGGAAGTCATCTGGATCAATGCTGGGATATTCACGCTTAAACGCTTCCTTGCCCATCATTTCAGAGACAAAACACCACTCCCAATCAGACCCATCAGGCTCAACACCATGAGGATCAAAAACAACGCTGAGGGAGTTTGGTACCTGGCGGAATTTCAAGCACTGCTCAAAGCCATCCGCCTCATATTCAGAAACAACACGCCAAAAGCCGAAACCGCCACAAACGGCATTAAAAAAGCCTGTGTCATATACTGCGTCAGCATTTGAATCATACTCGATGTGACGTATTAAGCCTTGCATAATCTCGGCTGTATCCGGGTCAGCAGCATCATCTACTGGGGAAACCTTGATACTCGGTCTATTCTGACGCTGATCATTGGTAACTTGACGCACAAACTGGGGAATCCTGTTAATAACCATACAGGGGCGCTGATCATTCTCCCTAAGCGTTTTTACCTGCTCAGGCCAATGATTCTCGCCTAAATAGAACTTTACATCCTCTTCAAAGTCATCTCTATTGTCCTGTTCAGCCTCTAAACCGTTTTTAAAACGCTCAAGCGCGGTCTTTAGCAGCTCCTCATCAGGATTACTCTTTTTTTCTTTATCGTCAGCCATGTAAAAAAGCCCGTCACTTTCTGGATAGGTGCGGGTAGAAAATCACATGGCGTCACTTTAATCAATTATTATTATTTTAAGAGGGTTAAAAGGTGGCGGGTTAGGGCTCAACGAGGTAGAGGCACCTCTGCTGCCGTTTCCAGTACAGCACCCGTACCGCCGATTCTTTTAATTGCAAAAACTGTGGGACATAGGGCAAATATCGTAAGCCTTTACGTTGAGTGCCTTCACATCACCATATACATCGTAGTAGCAAATCTTGCTGTTAGTGCCTGCCTGCTCATACTTAAAATAGCCTATTTGACAATAAGCCCAGGCAGACGCGCCACATGATAAAAGTATGGCGAACAATAAGCGTTTAAACCAGTTATTCATCGGCAACAACGTCCTCAACAGCGGGGGCAATCTTGTCAGGGTGGTTTACACTGCACTGGGTCTTGCCATTAGGGAATTTAAAACCTTCCTTCAGGGTGATTTTCATATTCTTGCCCTGACCATCAGACAGGTCATCAACGCGATCAATAACCGACGTATTGATGGGCTTTGGCATTTTTGGCTCTGCCTCAACCGGCTCCGGCTCTACCTGCTCAACTGGCTCAACTTCCACCGCTTCCGGCTCTACCTGCTTAATTGTTACCTTTTTCTTTGCTGCCATCTCTATACCCTCCAGGGCTGATTAAAAAACGAATTATGGGCCAATCTGTATAAATATCAAGCCCCTAACCACTGACCGCCGCGCTTTCCTTTGCCCACATTAACCTCAATACGCTTTTCTCTGCGTTTCTTGGGCGGTTTAGCACGCCTGGCGCCCTCGCAAGCATACCTCAAGGCATCAATCACATGGTTATGCTTATCCTCCAGCAGAGGCAATACGGCGCCTGTAAGAGGGTCGGTTTTCCAGCTATAAGAAACAAGCTCATCAATAGTGTGGACACAGCGAGGGTGTACCACGATATCGTATGATTTTAGAAACTCGATGCCATCAGCAACAGAGCCCTTGCCCTTGGCTGCGTGCGTGATTTTCTCATAGCCATGCTTTCTCATGTAAGCAATAACCTCCGGTCGGCTGGAGTCGGCTGTAATAGGCCATTTGCTGCTATCCGGCACCTGGGCAAATAAATCTGGCGTAAAGTCAATGTCACAGCCTATCTGGTATGCCTCATAGTCCACAAAAAGCTTTTTACCTTCAATGTAGCACCGTATCAGGGCTGTAGGGTCAACAGCATAGCCCCAGTCAGCTCCAAGCCTAAAAATGGCGTCATTAGGGGCATCAAACTCCTCAACGGTCCAATTCTGGAATACCCTGGCCTCTGAGTTGATATTGTACTCACCCAGCCATACGTGGGCGTATTTGCCGGGATCACGGCCCCTGTCGTATTCCATTTCCACCCGTAACACGTCAGGAAACCACGGATTATCCTTATAGTTAGCATTGACCAGTACGGCATCTGGCGGCAGCGTATCACCCCGGAAAAAGGCGTCCACCGGGTCTGTATCCTGGTCAGGGTTCCAGCTAAACCAGAGCTCTGAGCCCTCTTTTCGAATAGTCGGGCGCAATAAATCCAGGGACTTCTGACTTAAGCTCTGCGCCTCCTCCACCCAGGCAATATCATAGCCCTCAAGGGACTTGATAGAGTCTGCTGTATGGTTTTGCATCCCCTGGAATATAATCCGGCCTCCAAAGGGTGTTTTAATCAGCTTATCCTGTACCTCAAACTGGCTGCCTACTCCCAGCTCCTCGATTTTGATCTCAATCAGCTTTTTGACTGACTGCTCCAGTGACCTCTGGACCTCCCGCACACAGACAGCATCAACCCTGCCCATTAAGCAGCGTTCAATAAGCAACTCGGCAAAGAAATGGGATTTACCCGACCCACGGCCACCGTAAGCCCCCTTGTACCGTGACGGGCCTAATAATGGCTTGAATACCCTGGGTGTCTCGATTGTTAGCGTACTAATCTCTCTATCCTCTCAATAATGCTACTTTGGCCCATTGAGCCATTAAAATCTCAGGTGTTAGCCCGGATTCCCTCGCCCTTTTCCGCTCCAGGAACTTCATATAGTTTTTCTTTGAGCAGGCTACGCACTTTCCGTTACTTTTGTATCTCAGCGTCTTTGTACAGCTTCGGCATTTAGAGCCGTGGAATGTTTCAGCCATATCTATTCTCCTGTTGGCGCGGGTTCCATTCACCCCCATCCTCCAAAAATACTTGGAGTGGGGATTTTCCAAGCACACTCCAGCAGTAAGCACAATGCTGCTTAGATGCTTCGTTATGTTCATGTCTAATCAGCCTACCTGTTTTTGCATCGTGGATAGCGTCAGTACCAAGCCAGATATTAAATTCTATATTTTGTATCGCTGAGTTTGTCTGTATATCCAACCTGTCTGTATCACTCACTCTCCACCTCCTCTCCTGTAGGACTAGCATTGGTTAGGGCTTGCTCAAAGTCTATATATTCCATGTCAAGCTCGGCCTTTCTAATGGCTTCGCCTATATTTCTATGCTTTCTGATTCCATCCCTATAAATCCTTATCAGCAGCTCTCTTGTTCCCTTCTTAAAATCCTCCAACCTCTCACAGCGTTCCTGTAGGGCAGCTATGGTGGTATCTCTGTCGATTATCGCCTGATTTAGTCTCCTGTTGTTATTCTCGTGAGCCACGCAAGCGTCACAATCTACCTTGCTAAACATCACTCACCTCCTTTGGTGGCTCTGGTAGTGGCATCCAGTGGGTGACACCATAATAACCCTGCACACCCCATAGCTCATACTTATGTCCAGAGGAATTTGTACAGCTTAGGTAGCCATAATTAATTTTGTTACCAGTAAGTGATGGGCAATACGCCAAAACATTTTGCTCGTATTCTGGCAGCCTATCCGCTACGCTTATCCATTCCATCACTTAACCCCCTTCCACAGCTTCCACTCATCACCCAGCTCATCCATAACCTGTTGGGCTATTTCTCGGGTGCGGCAGTATTCGGCGGTTTCTAGGTATTGGGAATTAAATGAAAAGTCT